AGGTGGTGTTTTCTGAGTCCAAGCAGAAGGACCACGAAGGTAACCTACAATGCCCATTTCAGATGCTACCTTACAGAATCGAATAGCTGAAATTACAACACCACCTGAGTTAGGCGAATCTTGTACTTCCATACGAGCTGTAAGAGTATAACGTGCACCAGCGAAACCATAAGCAACAATATCAAAGTTAGCAATCTTTTGATCACTACCAATGTAATCACCACCAGGCTTTTGCTGTACAGTAAGCGAAGGACCTGCAAACAAAGTCATACCAGCAGTGGATGTATCCCTTACATGGTTTTGACCTTTCAACACATTCTCTTTTGAAACGTGTTTATTATGCAAACGTTCTTGCTTAGCCATATTCAAAAAGTCTGTATTAGCAGTACGACCAGTACGAATATGCTCTTGGCCTTGAGTAGATCCTGCAGCCATATTTGTTTGAATATGCTGAGTAACCATAAGACCTGAGTCTAGCATAGCACCTTGAAGTACTTCAGACAAACGAGATGCACCCCAAGCTGATCTCATATCAGAACCTACAATTGTAAGACCTGCATCAATAAACTTCTGCTCAATCTTCATAGTATCTTTTGTTGAGATGAGAGTTGGAATACAATTCACAAAGTGACATCCAGCTGAAATTGCAGCATCCATATAGAACTCTGAAGCTCTTTCAGATCCAACTGGTAGATAGTTAATAAGAACATCAACACGTTCTTTAACTAATAGTTCTACAATGTCATCAAAAGAAATATGACTTTGTGCACCAGTTCTAAATGATACTTGCTCAGGATACTCTAGCATATGAGGTGCAACACCATCATACTCAGGTCCTGAATAAACCATTGCTCCTGGTTTAATAGCTCCATAACCATTTGAAGTATCATCAATTGATGCAACATGATCCATTGCACAATTAGGATCTGCTCTTAGAGCTTCAGCCAACGGACGATTTACTTTACGCCTATCAACATCAAATCCAATTACAAACTCCATGTCACCAGATTGGTAACCACCAATATCTTCATACATCAAACCCACTTTATCTTCTGGGTTTTCATTATAATATTGTACGCCTTCAACTAATGCTTTAGCACAGTTTCCAGTTCCAATAATCCCGACTCTAATTTTTTCCATAACTTTCTCCTGTTATATCAGTTTATTTGTGTGAGTGATTTGACTGGGAGGTCAGAGTAGCTCACATTAGCCTCATCAAACATAGATGAGGAGATCGATGTAGAGTGTTCCCAATGTGGTACCATTTCAGGATAGCACATAACAACTCTTTTAATGCCAGTTTGAATAATCCCCTTTGCACATTCATGGCAAACTGGCAAACCATAAATGTATATTGTAGACCCTTTAAGTGAAACACCATTCCAACTTGCATTAAAGATGGCATTCATTTCAGCGTGTACTATATAGTTATACTTAGTTTCTCGATGGTTATATCTCTCCTCTGTATCTTTTACACCACGTGGGAATCCATTGTAACCCTGAGCTAGTACTTGACCAGTCTCACCAATCACCACTGCACCAATTTTCTTAGATGGATCTTTAGACCAACTAGAAATTTGACGTGCTAGTTCCATATAGCGGATATCCCATTTATTCGACAAGATGAAAATGCCTTTCATAAACATGCAAGTTCTGTACTTGCCAAGTGATAAAGCCTGGATTAATACCTAGATCTTGTGATAAAGACTCAAGTACATTTTGTTGCCAAGCATAATCATTCTTATAGCCAAAGACTACATCATTAGATCGCATTTGAACTACAGCTTGCAACTCATCATTACGAACATAGTAGGTAACTGCATTAGTACAAATAAAATCATTCTTACCAGCTTCATTGAATTCAACCCAAATTGAAGGGCGTTGATATATCATTGAAGCTCTACGAGTATCACGGTTTTCTTCTAGTTCCCATAAGACACGTTCGTATTGATTGTAAAACTTATCATCATAGATAAGATGGCCATAGTTAGAATTAATCTCACCATGGTCATTTGCTGCATACTGCCAAGCGGCCGGAGCATCTTTATCTGGATGAATATCGTTTACGTTAGTAGAGCATGAATTGTACCACTCTAACTCGGCTTCAACATAGTCTTGATTAACAGTACCGAAGATCGCCGGTTCATCGGCAAGGAAGGAAGCGCCGAGAAGCTCAATAGTCTTCTGGCCGGTTCGATCTTCGGTAAAGGCTTCGTCATGTAATTCATCAATGAAGTACTGACGGATATCTGATACGGTATACAATCTCATTTTTTATCCTTTGGAACATAACGGTCATCCATCTCAGGGTGTTCCATTTGATGGATCATTAAAATCATCATTTGAGTAGTAGCATGAGCTAAGTGTGACTTGCCAGAGTCAGGATCAATATCTTCACCTGACCACCAAGCATTCAAATGGCGTTGGATAGATGAATATGTACGAGCAAATTCTGTACAATAGCCATCACGACGCCAGTTGTTAGGGCCGTACTTTTTAGCACCAAACTCAAATACTTCAGCAATTTGGTAAAGTGCTTCAGGAGGAATCAAAGCCATAGGTGGTTTGTCTTTATCGAATTTCACATTATTCTCCCATGTGTTGAATTTTATCAGAACCAGCTTGATCCATGATAGCAAAGAGTTCTTTCATCTTACGGATTTCATCAGTTGTAAGACGTTCAATTTGATCATAGATGTTTTCAGTTGAACCATCCTTAGCAATATTTTTAAGAACAGATTCAAGT